CGGAATGAAGACAAAGAAAAGATCAATGAAAAAAAATAATGGTATGCGAAAAGCAGGTATGACTGCAAAACGCAAAACTAAAAAAAACAAGTAAGTTAAATAACAAAAGGGTTTTTAATTTTGGGATAAGTGCCTACAAAACTAGTACAGGAAAGGTCACCTGTCCCTTTGCAAAAGATTGTATTAAATTTTGTTATGCTAAAAAAGGGGCGTATACTTGGGGTAATGTCAAGCCACTATATGAACAACGCTACCACTTAACGCAAAGTGATGAATTTATAAAAGCTATTAACACAAGTATAAAAGTTAAAAAGGCGGATGTAATAAGAATTCACGATAGTGGGGACTTTTATTCACCTAAATATATTAACAAATGGATAACAATTGCCAATGATAACAAGGAGGTAATTTTTTACGCTTATACAAAAAGCATCCCACTATTTAAGGGGTTAGCTTTGCCGAATAACTTAATTATAATATTTTCTGAGGGGTCAAAGGTTGACAATTTAATTAATACAGAAACAGACCGACACGCTAGAATATTTAATAGTGCCGAAGAACTAGAGCAAAGCGGATATATTGACACCTCAAAAAACGACCTACACGCAATAGGAGACAATAAAAAAATTGGTTTAATCTATCATTAAAATATGAAAGAAGAACAGTTGAACAGCGTACAAGCGGTTTTATTAGCTATAGCAGCTCTTATTCTCTATATAATAGAATTATTTTTTTAAATAAAGAGACCCCCACAAAAGGGGGTTTTTTTTTGTGCCTGTATCAAATAAAGCTAAATAATATAATATAAAAGCTAATATAACACTATTTAGAGGCGTTTTAAGGCGTTCAAATATAAAAACAATACTAAGACCCCACACAAGACAAAGAGGCCCTTAAATCGAGTATTCCTAGAGGTCGAGAAATCGCCTTATAGCAGACCCAGCAGTTTCACTGGCAGTTTCACCAGCAGTTTCGTCCACAAAAAAATACCCCACAAAAATAATTGTGAGGTAAATTTCTACAAAACAAAAAAATATTTTACAAAACTTTAAAAGTTTTTCCACCGATCTTTAACTCTTGAAGTGTGTTTGAGTTGATCGTTCTGTATCCTTGATTGTGCATATCAAATACGATTGCATATCCTTTTTCTTTTGCATCGTACTTAAGTATGCCACCTTTCAAATACTTCTTTACTCCTAATCTGGCTAGCATATCTCTAACTGTACCATCTTTCTTGATGAATCTAGCAGAGAAGATTGTGTCTTTGTTGTTTCCGATGAGGTCTAATGCCTCTGATTTTGTGATAGTTTCCATATTATAAATGTTTGATTCTTTGACAAAGATAAACAAATTTTTTTAACTACACAAAAATAATTTAATAATTTTAAGACACCCCCCCCTCCCCCTTACCCCCCTATCTAGGGGATAATAAAAAGTATGCAAATTATTTGTATATTAAAATAATTAGCTATAGGTTTGTAGCAAAGAGTTCTTATCCTTTATATGTCTTGTAAGACAGTAGTTGATTAAGTAATGGTTGAGATACATTATACTTAAGTGCTAATGCTTCTTGAGTTATACCACCATCAAAGTATTCTTTTCTTATAGCTTCAGCTTCTTGAAAAGTAAACTTTCTACGTGAATAACCTCCACCCCTTCTGTCCTTACGTTCTAGTCTATTTACTCCCATTCGATTTGGTTTTTATGTTTATAGCATCAATCTCAAACTGTATGTGATTAATGGCTTTCTGCAAACACTCTACTGGTGAGGAATGTTTACGAGAATTTCTCAAAAGATATGTGACTGCAGTCCCTATATTATAGGAAAGTTCAAAATCAAGACAAACATTCTTGGCTTCTATTCCGAGATACTTTCCTTTATAATAATTAGGTATTGGGTTCTCAGACAGATCCTCAGCAGTTTCACCAGCAGTTTCAGCAGTTTCACTAGCAGTTTCAGAGAACTTATCTTTTACGTTCTGTAAATAATTTTTAAATAGCAAACTCTTCAATTTCAAATTCAATTCTAGGTTGTTCTTTATCTATTTCTTTGTATGCAATTATCTCTATGCATCGGTTGTCGTTCTTGATTATCTTTGAGTGTTGACAACAATCGAGAATAACTTTCAGTGCATTGTCCAAATCGCTTCTTCGTGATGGATAGAATACTTTCAACTTTATTCTGAAGTGACCCTCTATCATAAGGTTTTCGTATTCTTTGCATTGCATTGCGAAAGAATCTTCGTAGACTTTCAGTTCCTTTGATTTGTACATTCGACCCCTTGCTATTCTGTACTGATTTGATTTGCTGGGTACATTTCCAAATATGGTCATTGAGCATTTTTTTGACATCGTCTAATTCTTTAGTGACCCCCCCTACTATACCCCTTACCCCCCTTATAACTTCTTCATTATCATCTACATCTTGGGTAAGATATTTAATTTGATAGTGTTGAGCCAAGTTCCAAATGACCAAAAGTACAATAATAACAGTCTCCATATTCGAAATTTATTGATTAATAGTTCTTGTGACGATCTTCTACTGAATAAGATCTAGCAAAATGTTTGTCGTGATTTCTCATTACCCTATCTCTTTCTGATCTGTAATCTTCAGGTAGTCCAAACATTAATTGGAATCCAATATCAGAATTTATAATCTTTGGTAAATTTAATTTAACATCGTTTAATTTATAGTCATAAATGTTTCCATCCACTCTCCAAATAAGTTGGTGTCGTGTTGGTTTACTCATTGGTGTTTCTTGTTTGGGTTTCATTGAGATTAATAAGATAATAGGTTAGAGGACAGAGGTTTTTAATTCTTTCTTTATTTTTTAAGATAATGTTATTAGCACAAATAACTTCATCTTCTGGTGTTTCTTTACTTAAAGAAGCCTCTATCATAGCATTACTTTGTAATATAGCATCCACCCTTTTAATGTTTTTCCTTTTTATTGTATTTAGACCTATCACTTTTTTTAAAATGATATTTTGATTGTAAACCTTCTTCCGTGCAATTTGCTTCGTATCTTTTTATACATCGCTTAAGTTTCTCATTGGGGTCTGAAGATATATGTTTTATTGCATAATACAAAAGAATTATACAGAAAAATATACCAAAAGACCATATTTCATATAATAATATCATAATTAAAATCTATTTGTTGTTTCACCAAACTGTTCTTGTAGTTCGACTTGGTAAATATTAATATTAATTTTATCCTTTTTCCTTCTTATCTTTTCGCAAATTCTACCCTTTATTAGTGGACTTTCATTTAATTCTGTAAGGTCATCAGTAGTTACGAAAGTAGTTATGCAATCTTTCTTTAGAGATCTTCTAAACGTATATTCAAAACATAACTTAGCCTGATATATAGGTCTCTTAGCCATTACTTTAATCGTTTTGCTTTATTAATAGTAGTTCCTATTTGCTTGATTGTGTCCTGATGTTTTTGATAATCAGTAATTAATCTTTGCTGTCTTTGTAATGCAGACTTTGTTTTATGCTCTTTAAGCCATTGATTCCACGATCTTACATTAACAAAACCTCCACTCTCAGAATGTCTTATCCCTTGCTCAAAAGCAAAAGAAACTTCATCCATATCCATTGAACTATAGTGTCTAGATAGATCATCTACTAATAACTTTGACATCATTACAACTTGCTGTGTATCAGGTCTTTGTCCAAGCATCATATAACACTTGCTCAATAGATCAACACAGTCAACATTTAAACTCTTAAGGTCGTTGCTAAACCTATACCATATTTGATTAGTCTTATCCATTGTTTATTATATTTCTTGCCTCTTGCCAAGTGTCAAGAGATTGTTGAACTTTACTTTTACCTTTGTCAGCTACAGTATTCTTTTCCCAAGTTCTTATAGCTGCTTTCCAATCCTTCATAGGGTTCTTACCTACCTTCCATCCATTAGATGAGTAATAGTCATAGAACTTAGCAGCATCAACAAAGTTGCCTCTATCTGTACAGTATTCTTGAATTTCTTCAATATTTGGTTTTGCAAATCTTTTTACTTTGTTTTTAACTTTAGCTTTAGCTTTTTCTTTTACTTTATCTTTAAGGGTATCAGATACCCTATGCGATAGAGTTAGCATACCCTTTAAAAAATCTTCATAAACTTCTAATAAATCGTACTTTTCAAGTACCTTAATTGCTGATTGATGAACTCTAGAAGATGGATTTAATTCTCCATATTGAAATTCTAAGAAGTTGGGAATGAACCACTTAGACTCATCATCAAAAATGTAAACACGATTCCCAAACATTTCTATTGCTGTTTGTTCATTAACCTCAACACCTATTCGTAAAGAAGCTACCTCAACATCTACATCCCAAACTCCTGCGTGATTGCAGTCATCTAAAATATATAGCCAAAGTAGCTTATAATCTGAAGGTAATGATTTAATAAATTTTTTCTTCCATTTGTCTGTTTCTGTAAATCTCTTCGCCATAATAATTAAGTTTTGATTGTTATTGATTTAATTGCTTCTTTACAATCTATATACCCAACAAACTTATTGATTTTTTCTGAATTACCAAATATTGAGTTTAAAGGCATTTCCCTCCATTCCCAACCAAATTGGTATTCGTGTACACAAAGTCTGCTTACATTGAATATAAACACCTTTATATAGTCTTCCATATCGTATCCAACACAATAGATAAATTCTCTACTTGTAACATATGAATACATATGATTAAATGCAAACTTGTCAAACTCAATAAGTGTTTTTTGGTAGTGATTGTCTCTGTATTTTATTTCGTAAATATAGTCTTCGTCTTCACCATCGAATCTTGAGTATGGATCTTTAGCAGGAAATACCTCCCTTCTGAATTTTTCTGCTACAGCATCAAAAACCATCTGTTCGTGTTTAGTAAACTGCTTTCTTTTATCCATATTCTCGCAATCTAAAGTATCTATTAGGAGATGAAGTTGATTATACTTCTTCATCCCCTAAATAGAACTTTAATGATTTAAAATGGTAAGTCACCTTCTGTTGCTTCAACAGCTTTAGGTTTAGACTTAACTTCTGGTTTGAATGTATTCTCAAAAGCATAATGTGTTGCACCCTTCTCAGAAGGCTCTTTACGTTCTGCTAGTGTGATTGCCACCCAACCGTTACTTGCGATTTTCTGTAGATCATCTAACTTGAGATTACAGTTAATCAATTCTCCATACTGAGTAGTCACCTTCTTGATGCTACTCGCTACATAATTTTTCTCAGCCATTGACTTCGATATTTAATTGGTTAATATTATTTTGGATTTTTTTAAACTTACTTCTAATATCCTTTAGTTCCAATTCTAAAGACATAATCTTATCATCTTGTTCATTAATAACATCATAAATGTTTTTAACATCACTAGGTCTAGTCATTAATGCAGTCATCAAATGATGTGCTTTATCAAACTTATCTCTATAATTCTTATCTACTTCATATAAATCTGAATGTTTTTTACAATGATGAACTACGCTTGAGTGATCTAAATTAAGCCAATCACCTATTTTTTTACAAGTAATTCCGTATTCTTGTTTTGCAATATACATAATTTGTCTTCTTGCTTCAACAAGTGTTCCACCTCTATACTTTGTAAAAACTTCATTCTTTTTTAATCCGTGTGTTCTTGCTACAACTCCTGTTATAGTATCTAAAATATTACTCATCTTCTTATATTTATTTATTTGTTGTAAAATAACTTTCCTCATATTTGCCATCAGTAATTAACTGTCTAGCATAATCTTCGTGTATTAGCTTAAATAAAGCTGTAGCATCTGCTTCTAAATAGTTTGCCAAAGATTCTATTTGGTGTACTCTTATTTGAGATGGGTCATTGATATACTTATCTATAGTAGATCCCTTAACATCTATAATCATTCCAAATCTTCTTTTTGACAAACCTTCTACTCGAAGCATTTCTTCAAACTCATTCCTTGCTCTTGATTTAATTATTGGTGTGTACATTACTTTCTAGGTTTAACTATTTCTAACTTAACATTAAAAGCCTTCTCATACATCTCCTTAACAACATCATCTGATAAATAACTGTAATTATCTAGAAAAGTCTTACTAATGTTCTTTAATGAGTTTCTTCTACTAACAGTTCCTCCTGACAAATCCTTAACCTGTTGTCTAGTAATTGCTAATATAGCACCCTCTTTTGTCATTGCGTGTTTATATATTGCCATCTTTAAACATTTTATTAAACTGATCTCTAGGGTCATTAGATATGAAATCCTGTTTCAGTTTGTCAATTAAAAAATTAGCAGCCTCATAAGTAAAAGATTCATCGTTCATTGTTGCTTCAATCTTTTGAATCTCATAGTCACTGTATGGTAGATTAGGAAGCATTGATTCTATCCTTGCTATCTGCCACAAACTAACTTCTTGTGGCTCTACTATTTTGTCTATCCAGTCTCCCATTAGTCCATCATTTCATCCTGACCATAGACTCCTTGTTCGTAGAATCCTGTCATCATTAATACTGCTCTTGACTTTGCTCTCTTCTCTGCCATAGCAACAGGGTATTTACCTGCTAAACCCATAGTATTTTCTTGAGAACACTCACCAAAACTTTCTACTCTAACTATTCCTATATCTTTTCCCTTCATCATTTGTGCTACACAACGTAGTACCACCCAATCTTTTTCCATAACAATAGGTTCATAATTCAAATTGATTTTACGATTGCTAACAATCTTATCAATTCCTGTTCTTGTAATGATTACAAATCCTCTCTTGTCTTTGTAAACATCTTCTTCTACAAGACCGTTTGCTTGAAACAATCTTCTTAGTGCTTCTTTCCTAGTTTCTTTTTTGATTTCTGACATAATAATTATTTTAATAAAGTTAATGCTAATGATAGGTATCTCAACCTATATGAATAATGTTCGTGTAATTCAGCTATTAAAGCGTTTAATTCAGCCATATCTTTTTTATTGCTACTAATATTATCAATCTCTTTTTTTCTAAAAAGATCTGACTTTATTTTAGCCTGTTCGATTTCTAACTGTAAAACTTTGTTGAATTCTTTTGTATTCATAATATAAATGTATTGATTCCCAGCAAAGGTAAACAAATTTTTTATATATGCAACAAATTATTTGAATTTTATTTTTGATCCTAAATCCATTGGAATGAATATTCCTGTCCTTCCCCCATCGAGAACAATACCACATCCAAGTGTAGGTTTTTTAGGAAAGTTCTTACCATAGGAAAATGCCATATGATCTACGTCAATTCCACATCCTACATTAAGTCCATAAATAATATCATTACGAGAAGCCATATAAGAAACACCACCAAAGGAGTGGCTATGACCCATTACTGTAGACTGTCTATTAGCTACTGCTCTATTAGATGCAGCATTAGCACCACTACTTCCTGTTCCGTGTGTATATAAAACATTGTCTATCTCCCATTCCATCTGCCACTTCCACCCTTTAGGAGCTGACCATATCTCTTCATAGGTTTTTAGATACCTTTTAGGAATACCTGCTGTAGTAGCTTGACGGAAAGGCAAAGCTGAATGATTCCCCACGCATACCTTAACATCAGGAAAAGTTTCATACCATCTATTCATAGCTTGTTGAGCCTGTTCTGCTTCAGATACAGCATCTGGCATACCTAGATCACTCTGATGGTAAGACAGAGCTGCGTTGTCACATTCGTCACCAATATGGATTATCTCACCGACAGCAAATCGGTCAAATACTTCATAACAAAAATCTCTATAATTTGGGTGGCAGAAAGGTTCGTGTGTATCCCCTATGATTCCTACATTCTTACTAAGTCGGTGATTCTCAACTAACTCAACCTCTTTCGGTGTTAGTCTTATTCTTTTACCGTATTGTTTCATTGAAAATGAAATATTGGTTTTCGCAATATACAAAAAAAACTAATACAACGAAAAACCCCCACTTGTGTGGGGGAATTCTATCAATGAAAACTTAATAAAGAAATCATAAAACAGGGAAGATATAACAAAGATAATCAGTATAAGGATGCTAACCAAATACTGTACTAATTTTTTTCTTTATTTCCTGAAGATCCTCCGAAGAAAAAGTCTATAATGGTGTTGACCTTACTAGACATAGCACCAAATATTGTAGAGATAAAGCTAATTTCAAACTCTCCTAGCTCTAAACTCTTAGTTACAAAATAGCTAAACATTACAAAAGTTATACCAAAATAAGCTACTGTAAATAATGTTGCTAATATCTTTTGTATAAAAGCATCATCCTTATATAATGACCTTGCATCTTTTCTATCCTCAACTTCTTTAGAAAATGCTTCACGTTCTGCTTCAAGCATAATCTTATTAAGCTCTAGCTTAAGTTTCTCTTTTTCTTCCGTAGTTGTCACCAGCTCATCAATGATCCCTTCTGCATTATCTACTATCTTACCGAATAACCCACCTAACATATTACTTATCATATCTTATATATTTAGTAAAGCCAACAAGCGTCAGGCTTTTGTTTATCGCTGTCAACGTGTATAAACGTCTTAGCTACACCATATCTAGTAAACCCTGCCTGAGTAAGAGCATTTAATATGATTTGACGATTGTGAGAATTGTTGCAGTGGATGTCAGCAGCAACTCCTTTAAGATGACTGCTTCCTACTCTTCCACCTACCATCTGATTTCTTTCCATAGTTCTGAAACCAGAATTTATTTTGAAAGGTATTCCTGCTATCTCACGAGCTTTCTCAAGCATATCTAGAAAAGACTCTTCCATCATCTCTCCGCTACCCTCTAAATCTGGTGAGTCAAATTCTGTTAAATTAAAATATTTATATTTCTTTGCCATTTTTTTTATATTAATACCATACTACTATGATGTTGCTATATTCATCAAGACCCTTGTCCACGACTTTTCTTTTTAAATTTAGACTGTGATTTACTTGCGTTTTTGCTATGAACACCTTTCCTTTTAACACGTTTAGTAGGTCTAAACATAAAACCTGTTTTTCTAGCAGCCATTAATTCTTAATTATTTTAGTTACAATACTTAACTCATTGTATTTTATTACCAATAAGTATAATCCATCCTGTTCTAGTGTTATATTATTAACACCTTTTTCTTCCTTTATTAAAGATCCGATAATATCATATACCTTAACATCAACTAAGTTTGTAAAATAAACAATACTGTTAGTAGGATTAGGATATAAATCAAATGTTGAGCTTCTTAAATTTTGCACATCGGTAGTTCCTGTCCAACCATCTACGCAATATTGATATAAGTAATCACAAGTATTATCCCATTCTACATCACAACAATAATTATCAACGTCTATCACCCACTCAAAACATTCATTAGGAATGTAATAAATATCACCTACTGCACATCCTGCTGAATAATAACAACTACTATCAGACAGGTTAGCTAATGGGTTAAAATTTATTGCTGTTATATCCATACATCCAAATAAAGGATATATGCAAGAGCCATTATCTGTGTTAGCCATAGCATCATAATTCATAGCTGTACTATCAGTACATCCATAATAATAAGGTATGCAGCTACCGTTGTCTGTGTTAGCTGTAGGATCATAATTAAACATTGTGTTGTCAGTACATCCAAATACTACATCTATACAACTGCCATCATCAGAGTTGGCTAATGGGTTAAAGTTGAAGGCTGTACCATCGGTACAACCCCAAACAATGGTTATGCACGAGCCATCGTTTGTATTCGCTAATGAATCATAATTTAGAGCAGTTTCATCAGTACAACCGTAAATAAAAGGAATACACGAATTGTCATCAAGATTTGCATTTACATTATAATTAAACATTGTTTCGTCAGTACAACCCTCAACAACTGCTATGCAAGAATTTTCAATCTCTACATTAGCTAAGGGTTCGTAATTTAATGCAGTTGAATCCATACATCCGTACACTATCTCAGTTGCACAAGAGTTGTCATCAAAATCTGCATCAGTATTATATTCTAGGTATAAAGGATTAGTACATCCTAAAATGTAGTAACAGCTTCCATCATCTGTGTTTGCATAACTTATATAGTTTAAAGCTATACTATCTGTACATCCATAAACTTTTTCAATACAATTATTTCCACAATAAGGCTGCCCAACTATAGGGTAAAATGGTGGTATAGGATTAACAAATCCACCCTCTATATCAATGGCATAATAATCTTCTGAGTACAAAGAGTATCCACATTGAACTGCTGTAAAATCTGATTGTTGTGTTATTTCAAATACTGCTTTTACAGGATAACCTGCTGCTAAATTTAAAAAGTATGTAGTGTCAAAACCATCTAATAAAGTAAAAGTTCCAATATCTTGATAATTAAATGGTGGTATCATACTTGTTGCTTGTGATACCTTTAGAGAAGAACCTGCCCATCCGTTTCCTGCTAGGTCAGTAAGTTCTAGTTCGTGCATACAGCTATCAATATCAATATCTGTATTAGCAGTTTCAATATAGTTAAAAGCTGCTGTATCAGTACATCCAAATACAACAGGTGTAAAACACATTCCTGTATCTAGTGTAGCTGATAAATCAAACTCTGTATAGTTTATATCCATACATCCGTAAACTGGTGGAGGAGGAGGACATCCTGATGTATATATTGTGTCATACATAAAACTACCAAAATCAGCCATAGGTAGTTCCCAAATAGTATCACCACATTGTTCTATATATACAGAACCATCATTACCACCCCATAAACTACCTGCTATACCATCTCCATAAGTATCTTGTATTACAAAATAAAAACTATCTATTGGAGAACAAGCACTAGCATATTGTGGCTCATAATCTACTATATTATTATATGTGCCACCCTGCATTAAAGTGTCTCCAAAGAAATTCATTATATACCAAGAAGTTTCTTCAGGGTATTGATCAGGATTTATAGTAACATTTAATGACCAAGTGTTTGGAGGACATTGACCAAAAGAATTAGCAATAGATAGAAAAAATATTGCCAAGAAAATAAAAAAACAAAATGCTTTATCTTTTAATTTATTTATTTTTCTACAATTATTCATTAAAATTTACTCATTAAAAGTTCATCAATATAGTTTTGTATCTCATTTTTTGTTGCTACCATTTTAAATGATAAATCAGCTTGAAATCTTTTGACCTCTTCACCATCATCAAAAACAACAATAGTAGGTACAATAGCAATAGAATATTTTTCCTGACAATCTCCTTCACCAATATCCATTGTTTGTTTATCTACATCTAATTTATTAAACCAGTCAACACTATTTGCACTATTCCAATCTGCATTAAAGCAAACAGCTTTTACTTGTGCATCACTTTCAATTCCAATAAACATTAATAATAATAATATAAAAATTCTCATTTATTATAATTTTAATTTAATCATCTTGTTGCCAAGACTCATCACTTAATATTACTAAAAAATCTTCTCTATTGTATTCTGTTCTATCACCTATAAAGTCAGGTTTTGTTCCCTCATACTTTACAAATGTTTTAGAATTATCATTGTTGTATCTTAAGGTATTTAAGCTAGTTTCTTTTACTTTTGTAAAATCTATTATACCTATATCTGTGCTATCTATTAAAACGTATTTCATATCTTATGGTGCTACAAATGCTGTTCCGTTTACTAATGTTAAATCACCTGTGTTTCCGCTACTATCAACTACAGTAGTTCCTGAACCTTCCTCCATTTTGTAATATGCTTTTAGGTTACTACTACTATCGTAGTTACCTTTATTACTTGTAAGGTCAAAAGTTGTACCACTGTTGTATATAGCAGCAATATTAGCTGCATCTAGTCTTTTATTAAAAAATGCCCAATCATTGATCTTACCATCTAAATAGGAACCATCATTACCATTTTGACCCATTTCTAAAACAGTTGTTGTCATACCGTCTAAATCATCACTATCTAATCCTGTAACACCTGTACCACTTACTGCTGTTATTTCTACTCCATTTATAAACAATCTTAGTTTATCGCTATTCTGTGCTGTTACAACTATATGTTTCCAATCTGTACTTTCTACTGCACTATCTGTTCTTAGTATTTCTGATCCTCCGTTAGCATCTGTGACTTGAAACTTATACTTACCATCGTGAGAACCTGCACCATCAGTAGCAACCATAATACGCATAGCAGTACCTGAAGCAGGATATATATTCCAATGGAAATGGTTATTACCTGTACCTATAGCATCTTGCTTTAACCAATATGATACGCTAAAACCACCACCTGTAAATGTTTTAAAAACATCATTAGTAACAATAGCATTATCATTTGTTCCATCAAAATGTAAGGCATAGTTATCTGTAAAAGATGGTGTTCTAACTTTTGCTGCTGCTATAGATAAACTGAGTCCTAAAAACATAATTATCTTGAATATCCTATTACTACTCCACTCGTAAGTGTTATTGCAGAAATGTTAAGCATCAAAGTAGTACCTGCAGGTAGTGTTGTTTGTAAACCTGCTGCATTTGTTACTTCAGAGCTGCAAGTTAAACTTGCTATAACAGTTTCCGTAGCACAATAAAGGCAGTAAAAGTCTTTTCCTGTGTGTGCTGCTGTATTGCTAATAACCTGAACATCTTGTACTTCGCCAAGCATCCTCATCAAAGCAATATTGTCATCTAAAAATTCGTAAGCCATTTTTTTGTTTTTATAATTATTATCTTAATTGATCTATCTTATCTTCCATTCTAATCATTCTCTCCTCTAACTTCTCCACATTTTTTTCTGTATTGACAATGGACTGACGTATATTTTCGTCTTTCATTCGAAATTCCATTTTACTAACTTCAGGTTTTGGAAGTTCTTTAGCTTCAGAAATTTCTGCCTGTAAAGTAAACCACATACCTACAAGAGTAAATATTAAAGCAGCAATACCTGCTAAAGTTTTTATACTAAGTTTAAATGCTGTTTCTTCGTTTAATTCTTTCATTTTAAAATATAATGTAATTAACTCCTAACTTAAAGTCATACCATTCTCTATCCCAATACTTGTTGTATTTACCTTCTGCAAAGAGTCCTAGTGATTTATTTAACTTCCATCCAAAAATTGCACCTCCTGAATAATCATACCATTGTTCTCCGTTATTGTAATTATGATAAGAGTATTGTCCTCCATCATTATAATGGTAAGGTATAAAGTTTCCCCAAGAGTGCAACCAAAAGTTTTTCTTATAATAGTAATAATCAAAACCAACAACTAAAGAATATTGCCATATATTCTCTAGTTCATTTCTTTTCTTTTCTGTATAATCTGTTAAGACTTGTGGTATTACCACTTGTTCCCAAACTTCATTACTTGTAGCTACAACCTCACCTTGTGGGTTTTTATATTCAGAGTTAAATACATCTGCACTATAACCTTCCTGTATAGCTAAATAAGTGTAATGGATGTTGTTATTTGAAAGCAACCACTCTTCTAAGGGGTTATATCCATAAGGCTCTGAAATACGCTGTAAAGCTCCTATATTGAATGATAGCTTTTTATTGCCTCTTAATCTTAATCTTTGTGATGCTTGATAATATTCTATATCAGCAAAGCCATCTTTTAAATATTCTACTCTTGTAAGCCATTTAGATTTAACATATCTTAAAAAGTGAGTCTGATCTATATAATCGACTCCCTCTTGTCTTTTGTAATCTACCTCAAAAAGATATTCAAAAGGATTACGACCTACAGTTGCAGCATCACCATAAGCTGTTTCTGTTCCATCTTTAAAAGGTGTACTACCCTCATACTGAAATCGTTGTATTTTTCTAACACCTGCAATAAAACTGTAATCGTAAGGTGTTTCTATAGTGTTTTGTGAAAGTTTACCTGTTACTGAAAATACATCTCTATCTGCTAAAGATGTACCACCATTTGATGCAACATAAAATGTCGAAAATTTAAAGGCTTTTTTGATCTGTGCGTCAATATCAGAAAAACATAAAAGCAATAATATCAACATTACCAATCTCATATTAACCAGTATATACTATTTCTAAAATAGAATTAAATCTTACTACTGTTGAAGATGCTGCTGTCGGTTTTAGTGTTGCAATAAGTACATCACCTGCAGCAAAAGTGGTAGATGTTGATAATCCTGTAGCTGCAAACAATTCAATACTTGTTCCACCTTCTCCTGTTTCAGATACAGTGTCACCTAATTGTGTTAAGTCTATAGCAGCAGAACTATTATCAACAGGAGTTCCTTTAAATATTCTAAACTCACAAGTCTTTGCACTTGTTATAGCTGCTGCACCTTTCCAAGCAGCTAAATATCCTGCTCTTGAACAATATAGAAATGATTGAGCAACAACCTCTTGTGCATCTGCAGTAGGGTCTGTAACAACAGTATCAAAAACGTGATGATGTCCTGCTGCCCAAGTAGTACCATACATATCTGTAGTAGACTTATTCATATAACCACCAAGTCTAACGAAATGTGTTCTGTTAACAATATCGTCTGCCCAAGTCAAAGCACCACTACTATTTTTAGTTAAATGAGTGCTGTTACTTGCTGTACTAAAATCCTTTGGATTGTGTAATTGTGCGTTAGCTAAACTGCTATGTTCGTTATTTGCCATATTATATTCCTGCTACAAAAATTTCTACATCTACATCGTTCGCTGCAGGGTTTACTTTTATACTAGCTACATCAGCCATAGTTCCAAAACTAGGAGAAGTGTCTGCCTCAGCTAACATTAAATCATCAGGACATCCCAATATATGAGACTGACCTGCATCTAACCTTACTTGATAAAGTGTTGCAGCTCCAACAATAGCTAACTCAACTGAATTAGTGTTGTCAAGATTTGTTACTCTTATGTATTTAGCATCCTCTAAATCAATAGCATTATCTGCTCCAAAAGCATTTCCATTAAAGGTTGCAATAGTTGTTGTTTGGCTATTAATACATTTAACAATTCTAGTGAAAACCTCTGATATACTAGATATAGTTAATGTATTTGTAGATCCATAACTTTTTCCGTTTAAAGAAACACTTTCAGTAAGTGATACTGTTAAAGTTGCTGGTGTTATTGTTGTTGCCATATCTTTATTTATTTATTTCTATCGTATGCCCAATTTTTTAGAGCAATATAATTCTTAGAATAAGGACACTCCTTACTTACATTTTTACCTTGTTTTTGTTTTCTTGCTCTAGCTATATATGCTATTGCTTTTCTAGCTTCTGTTGCATCATTAGATGTCCAGTCAGCTTTTTTCTTTGATAGTAGTTGTAGATTTCTATTTATTGCATCTCTACCAATACTTGCTTTTTTACTACACTCAGTTTCTGACCAAGACTTTAGTTCAGAGTAGCTCATATTCACAGAACCTTTATAGTTCGTAAATGTTTCTGCTATCTCTTCGTCACTAAGGTTGTAAGATTCTTCGTGTTCTCTACCACACATCCAAGAACCATCTGGCATTTGATGCTCATACCCATCAGGACAGTTATCATTTTTTCTAACCGTCTCGTTAAATATATGTCTTATGAAAAATTTTATTTTATCCATTAGTAAAATATTATTCCTCCTAATTTTGTTGCATTATCTGTATCAGGCATAGAGCTATCTCCATCTGTACCAAATAAAGGATATTTTCCACTTTGATCTTCGTGTTCTATGTAAGCAATCATATCATCTAAAAGAATCTTTGCCTTACGGAATGTATCTTGCTTCATCATATTAAACTGCTCAGGTGTTGCAATTACACTGAACTCATCTATGTTACTAACTACACCACTAGATGTAGTATTGAATGTTAAGTCATTCATAACTTCAAAACGAACAAACCAACAAAGACAAGGCTTTAAAAAGTGTGTCATCAATGTTGTGTTGTCTGCACTTAATGTTCCTGTTGAATCGTTTTGTGTTTTTAACTCTTCGTAAAAATCTAAACCAAGCTCAAATTTAATATGTGCTAATTCAGCTATTGTGATAATATTATCACTAATTAAGGAGGTATCTGTAGCTTGATTAGTAAAAGAGTTAGATATTACCTCCGAAGCTGTTACGAGAGTGTCGTATTGTCTTACATTAGCCATATTAGTTCGTTGTTATAGTTTCTGTTTTTTCTACTGTTATTGATTGTCTATCAGCAAGTAACATATCCCCATCTTCCATAGGCATAAGATCTTTATGAAGCATAGCTCTTTGCTCATTTATAGTTAACACTTGCTTAGGATCAATGTCAGAAAGGAATGAGATTGGTGGTTCATAAACAACTACTAAATCTTCTGTATCAATTCCTAACTCACTGTTAATCACCTTCTTAATAGGGTCAAGTAATATGTTAGTTGTGTCTTTAATAACAGTTGACATTGCTAACTCATAAGCGATTCTTATTTCTGAACCTGTATTGTTCATCTTACCACTTGACACAATACCTGATAATGCAGGTTGCCATCTATGTGCAGTGATTATGTTTTGATCTGTTAATTTTTGAAGATCAAGGAAGTCACCATCCTCCTTATTATTTAATATCTGTACATCTGTAGAACTAGAGTCATCTCCGTTCTTAACTAAGAAAAGAATCTTAGAATTGTTTCCACTACCTGTTAATGTTTCTTTGGCAGTTTCAACAAATTCTTCTGCTTCTTTTTCACCAAAGTCACCGTTTACAGTAACGATAGCTGAAGGAGAAAATCCATTCTTAAAGCTAGTGTGATTGTATTTACCTATTTCAAAATCTATTGCAATGTGTTCTAGTGCAGCAACATAATCAGGTAATCCATAAAAAGTAAATGTACTTTCGTAATCTTTATAGTGTATGATAAAACTACTTCCTGTTATTTTAGGATATATAGATATTTTTTGTAATTTTTCAGGGTGTTTCTTAGCTTGTTCCCAATTTGGATGAAAGAATACTGACTTTTTGTTTTTTGACAATCTAGCTGTAGATGCGTCTTTATGGT